GAATATACAGCCTTTGATATTCAGGTAGTTTCTGCATGGCTTCAACTTCTAAAGGTGAAAATCCATTTGTTGTCGTTATGTTACTCATAATAATTTATAATCATCCCAGTTAATATTTTCTATTGATTTCATTGCTGTTGCTATTCTTACCTCCGAAGTATTATTATCTTTTATAAAATCAACTTTTGCTTTTCTGAAAGCATCTTTTACCCACATATTGATTGCATGGTAATCTGACTTGTATTGAACACCCTTACTTGCTTTGTAGTCGTTTAGTTTATCCAGCATCCAATTAACTTCGTGTTCAGAAAATTCAGAATTTAATTTATCTAATTCAGTTTGAGAAATAAATACATATTCACGAAGTTGAATTTTTTTACTTACGACTTGTACTTTTACTTTCTCTTGTTCTTTCTCTTTCTCTTTCTCTTGTTCTTTATCTTGTAGGTAAGGGGGTTGTGTACCCCCTACAATAGGGGGTTGGTTAGGGTTAAATTGTTCATCTTTAGTTATATCATAATAACCTTTTATCTGAGCATCAATTGAATGTTTTTGTGATATATAGGCAAATTTTGCCATTCCTTTTAAATTAGGTTCTATGTTTTTAAATTGCTTATTAAATAAAGCATCATAAAAAGCTAATCTATCTTTATCATTTAATTCAGTTGCAACCTCAAAATAACTTATATAAAATTTAATTGCTTTCCTCATTTATTTAAATTTAAAAGCCCCTAAATGTTCGATTGACTTACGAGGTCAGTACAGCATCTACTCTGTACATCGAACATTTAGAGGCTAAATGTTTTTAATGTAGATGTTATGTGAAATCGGTTCGTTACTCCGATAGTGCAAATATACTAAATTAATTTTAATTGTGCAACATGATTGTTAATTCTTTTTATTGCCTTATCAAAGTATTCTTTGTCTAATTCACAAGCTGTTAATTCAAAACCATAATCATGGCATGCTATTGCTATTGAGCCACTACCTAAATGGGTGTCAAGTATTTTATCCTCTTGCTTTGCATATTTGTCAAGGAGCCATTTATAAAGTTCTTTTGGTTTTTGTGTTGGATGTATTTTTTCATCTCCATTATTTATATAAGCATCTGCTCTTGACATTGAAAATATTTTAAAAGTATTAAATGAAGTTTTCGCTAATTCTCCGTCTTTAAAAGTTCCACTTCCTAATTTATTCCAAATAATAACACCGCTTAAATCTATATCAAAAAAATAGTTGCCGCCCCAAATAATTTGATTTTTACTAACTCTAAATAATTCGTTAAAATACTCTTTGCTTGGTATTTCATTATCCCAGTTTGTTAAATGATATTTTTTATAAGTTCCTGCATTTTTTGTAAAACCTTTTTTATTACCTAATTTATTTTGAATTATATCTGCGTTAATCCCATACGGAGGGTCAACAATAGCCAAATCAAAATATTTATCTGGGTATCTTGCCATTAAAACCATGTTATCTTCATTAGTAATTTCTATTTTATCAGTTAATTTCATGATTCCAAACCTTTGTAAAATTCTTCACGCATATTTGAATTCATAGTGTGATAAATATCTCCTATTTTATCTAAGTATTCACCTTGAGTTATATTTCTTGTTTCAAGTTGTTCTAATAGTTTAAAACCGATTCTTTGCCACAAATTAAAGTCAGCCAGCATCTTCTGTTTATATTTTCCTGTTAAGTGAGTGCTTTGCTCAATTGTTGCCTTGAATAAACCAATTAATAAATGGCTTTCAAATTCAAGTTTTGCCTGTTCAGGTGTTAGTTGTTTTTCCATGTTCTTTTGTTTTTAGTTTATAATATTTAATTAATCCTTTTATTTCATCGAGTGTAAGTTTTAAAGCATCCCCTCTTTTATTCATTAGTCTTGTGTAATGGTATTCTCCTATTCTTAAAGGTAGCCTAACTCCGTATTCAATATGGTTACCATGTTGATGTTGGTTGCAGTAAACACATTGCCCATGTACATTACTTTCATCAAATCGCAAGTTTGGATAACTGCCAACTGAAAAATAATGACCAGCATCGAATTTAGCACCTAATGGTCTATCGCATGATATACATGGTTGTTTTGAATCCCTTGTTCTGATATACTTATTAAACACTACTTGAAGAATACAAAGCCATTCAGTTCGTGTTCTTAGGTTCTCAACAAGTATCTTTTTTTTCTCAATCCATGTTTTCTTTTCAGCACCTATTAAAGCACATTTAGGACTGCACACTCTTTGAGTTGATTTATAAGGAGTGAAGTCTGCACCGCACTCCTTACATTTTTTATTTTTTATTAAACGCATTTAGATAATCGTTAAATAAGTTTCTTGAAATAGTTACTTTCTCAATCATTCGCTCCTGTACCTCTTCATTAGCTTCCCATCTTCTGATATATAAACCAGCATCGGAGTTAAGAATTAAACGAGGGTCAAAGGATATAAAGTCGCACCATTTACGACCGCTTAATAAAAGATAGCATTGCATTTGATAATAATAATCATTGTTTTCACTTTCAAAAGTATCTTCATTAAAAAAGAAATTCAAGTGATTACTTCCTACAAATGGGCATTTTATTTCAATCATACCTTCCTCACCTACTAAGCCATCAGGACTGCCTGTTAATCCCTCTATATTTTCACTTATAAGCAATTTAGATTCGATAACCTCATTACCAGTCCTTGCAGTATAATATCGTTTCGCTATTGGCTCATTTTCGTGTCCCCATGCTGTCGCATAATTATCAATACTTTGTTTAGGCTGACCGCTTAACCTTTCGTAAACTTTCTCACGAATGTAAGTTTCTGCACCTTTGCTTAATAAATCTTTTTTTGAACGTGGTTCAGTCATAAGTTTCCAAATCTCACTTCCGGTGAAATTACCTAATCTGTTTTCCCACCACGTAGGTGAATATATTTCTATTGTTGATTCCATAGTTTTAAAGGTAGGGGACAAATTGTCCCCATTTGTTAAAGTAATTTTTTAATATGATTTTCTATTTCATTACTTACTCTATATTTTTTTCGTACTTCGTCCATTGTGCCACCATTACGAATGTACTCAACTACTTTTAAAAAGTTTTCATGTTCAATAGTTAATTCAGGTTTTGAAGCATCTGTGTCTTTATCAGTTACAAGCCCTAATATTGAACTTAAAGCATATCTGCGAATGTAAGTAATTGCACTTCCTAATATTTGATAGTCATTCATTCCTTTTAATTCAACTTCTTTAGGAATATTAATTAAGGATTCTAATGTTTCTCCTGTTTCAACGTGGAATACAATTGTCTTAACACAATCGCCCATGATAGGTTGAGTAAAGCCTAATTGATGTTTAGCAAGTAAAGGATTAATAATATTAAAGATAGTTGGAAGGTCTGCATAGGAATATCCATAACCTTTTGTTTCTTTGTGAATCACTGGCACTTCTTGTTGGAATGATGCTAAACTTTTAAATAGTGATTTTGTTTCTGTTGTTTGTTCTTTTGTTTTCATTGTTCTTTGTTTTATTAGTTATTAAAATGGCAGTTGGTCATCTATTATGTTTGGAGTGTACTTTGTTTCGTTTGGATAAGTCTTTGTTTCACTATCTTTTTTATAAGGCTCTTGAAATGATGCACTGAAATACTTTGTACCTTTTTGCGATTCCTTAAACCATAAAGATATTTCCATGTCCTTACCATTTACGTTTACTGTTCCTTTGTAGTCAGGTTGTTTCTCATTTGTTTTTTTTGCATTCTTGAAGATTGCGCCTGAATTGTTTTTGTTTTTACTTTCCATGTTTCTGTTTTTTATTTGTTATTGTAAATTCTTTGAATCGTGTATTGCTTTTAGAGTTGATGCACCATTGCTCATTAATGGTATAACCTTTTTCTCTAATCTTAGCCAATACTTTGTGCAGGTTTAATGTACCGCAGTTACATTCTTTTTTTGTGATAGCATAGGCATTTGAGCCTGTTATCACTTGCCCTGATAATAGAGCATCGAGGATTGCTTGTTCTTGTGTTTTCATAGTTATTAATTTATTGCAAATATAAAATAAATATTTAATATAAAAAATTATAAGTTAATATTTTCATATCATTTTTTAATTTGATGTATCTTTCAATTAATTCAGCATCGTAAATTTCTAATCTGTTATTAATACCTACTTGTTTAGATACATCTAAAAGTTCACTTTCACAATTATTTATTTGCTTTAATTTATCAATACCAAAAGTCGATAAATTGTCTACATTAAAATTATTTTCCATACTTTTCTTTTTTATATAAATAAAATTCAATTATTAAATCTAAAAGTTCATCATTACAGTTTCCTGTTTTAAAAGCCTTGTTAATAGTTACAAGGCTGAACTTTTTTCCTTTTTCAATTCCGTATCTACGGATTCGAGTTTGGTCTCCAAATGAGTAATACTCATTAATCTGCTCTTTAATTTTGTCTGTGATAATCATAATCTGTTGTGTATGTTGGATGAATGGTTGAAAGATAATCTAAAATGTTATTGTTAATTTGTTTTGCTATTTCAATCGTATCTCTATCGGTTACTTCAATTACTATTTTATCTCTGTTTTCGATTTCTTCATACTCAGGCGGATTCTCATAATCGCCTGCTCTTAATAGCTTATCATATCGTTCGTAGCAATAATCGCAAGTTATTTTAAGCATTCCGTTGCCTATCTGTTCACATTCCCACTCCATAAGTAAATGGTAATCTAAACTGCTACCTAATTGGTACATGGCTACAACTCCGTTGATGAATCCATGAAATACATCTTTGTTCATATAAATGATTTTACTTTGGTTATTACTTCGTTAAATTGTTCTTCTGTTATTTGCTCAAAACCGCATGGATAATTCATTGCCCAGTCTATTTTTTTAATGATTACTTCATCAGACCATAGGCAAATATGAATTGTTTGATGTTCTTCAATCTTCCAATACCTGTTGCCATCTTTTGTGAATAGAGGTAGTTGCACCTCTATTTCAACTTTTTCTGTTTTGTCAATTGTTACTTTCATTGTGTTTTGTTATTTATATATTTTCATTACTTTATCAATATCGCTGGCAATTCTTGTTAAAAAATTACCTAATGTTTCATCAGGCATTGAATACCATTTAGCAAGTTCATTTAATAAACTGCCTTTAATAATTACTACCTCATGAACTCCGTTAGTTGTGTTAATTAGTGTTTTCATTGTTTGTGTTTTAATTATACAGCAAATATAAAGAGTTTTTAAATAACTTGCAAATAAATTTTAAATATATTTTATAACTTGCTGATAATCAAATCAATTATTTTCAATAAAAAAAGCCACGATTAAGTGGCTTAATAAAGAAATATAGAAATATAGGTTAGTTATTTGCTTTCCTTTTGATTTTTCTTTTTTCAAAGTATCTAATTATTCCTGCTACTAATAAAGTAACTATTGATCCAACAACTCCATTATCAACCCCCTGAATAATTGCACCACCTCCAGTAACTTCATGAATGGCCACTGCTGTATTAACTACTTCACTAACTGCTGTTGTTAATGTATCTTGTACTACTTGTAATAACATTTGTATATTGTTTTAAATTGTTTTATATTTGCTCAGTTCTTTGTGTTTTTCATTTATTAGTTAAACAAGAC